TCGGACAGGCCGTAGCCGTCCATAGACTGCTGCATCATCTGCCGCATGACATCAGATAATTCCATTGCTCACACTCCCAATTCCTGGACGTCAAAGTCCATCGTGTGCAGGTCGTTCTTGAAAGTATGGGACACCCGCTCCAGCAGCACGAGGCCGTGGAGGTTGATGTCCCCCAGATTGTCCACGTCCATCATCAACATCTGCCCCGCCCGCAGGCCCAAAATGCCAAGGGCCTGCACCTTCAAGGTGCGGAAGCGGCGGTTGTGGTATTTCAGCATGGACCGGGCCTGGGATTCCACCTGGGCGTCGTTCATGGCCTCGTCTACCGTCTGGTAGAGCTGGAGAAGGCCCCATCTGCTGATATTGGCGCTGTCCATGACTTGGAACACGTCCGCCCGGCCCGTGGCCTCATTGGGCCGGGCCAGCTTGATGGAGTTGTAGGTCTGCTGGTCGATATCTGTCTTGTAGCTGTAGTCCGTCAGCAGGGAGCAGGTCCCCACCACGCCTTCCGCCACCATGCTGCCCGCTTCCCGGAGGGACAGAGCCCCTCCGTCATCGAAGAAGATATACAGCGTTCCCGTAGCCAGCAGCGTGCGCTGAATGGCTGTGGAGATAATGTCCAGGCAGCTTTTCTCCTCCATGATGAGGGTGGGGATGGGATAGCCGGTGCTGTCCAGGTGTCCCACCTGGAGCTGGAAGTCCTGGGCGATCTCGGTGATGATCTCCCCCGCCGTGCGGCCGGTGAAGCAGTAGCTGGCGCTGGCCTTCAGGTAGCGGAGCTGGTCGTAGCAGGTGACCTCGATGACCGCGTGGCGGTCCCGGCTCTTGGTAAACACCCAGCCCAGGAAGATGAGCTGCCCGTCCACGGAGAACCGGACCGGGTCCCCCTCCACGAAGGAGAGCCCGCCGGAGGCGTTGACGGTGAATTTCAGCGTCCCGGGGGAGCCGGTGCGGTTGGTGGTGTAGGTGACGCTCTGAACCTGGGGGGCCGCGTCCCAGGCGTTTCCGGTGCGCTTTTCCAGAATAATCAGCTCATAGACCATCAGCTCACCGCCTGGATCTGGCTGGCCTTGACCCAGCCCTTCGCGCCGCCGCTTTCAGTGACGATATGGTAAGGGTATGGACGCCGGGGATCGGTGGTGATGATCCGGGAAATCTGTCCGTGAAAGCCTGAGAGGACCGTGTGGGGCTCTCCGCCATAGCTGGTGTACCAGCAGTCGCCGTTGACTGTAACAGACTGTCCTGCCGTCAGCTGGCCCTGGGGAACGGAACGGGCCGTCTCCGCCGTGGCGGTCACGGGCTGTCCTTCCTCCGCGGGCGGCTGCAGCTTGACGGTTTTAGGGGAGTAGTCCCGGTATTCGCTCAGGGCGATGTCGTAGTAGAAATCCCCTGTTTCCCCTCCCCGCTCCTCGGTTTTGAAGCGAGTGACCAGGGCCTCCATGTTGGTGTCGAACAGGGCGGAGCCGTCCTCCAGATAGCGGTTCGCCACAAAGCGGACGGTCCATTTTTCATCCATGGCGGCTTCCAGGAAGTCGATATAAAACTTGGGCGGCTGGAAACGCCCCGCCGTCAGGACCGCCCCCAGCTCCGGACGCCCCGGCAGGAGTCCGGACCAGGCGGCTGTCCGGAGCTTCGGCGTCCGGGGGATCATGATGGGGCCGACGCCCAGGACGTTGTAGTTCCCGTTGTCGTTATCCTTGGTGATGGCGTAGCTCTCCGGGTTGACCGGCAGGCGGACCACCGTGCCCTCGTGGGCGATATAGAGGCCGTATTTGTTTTCCATGAAGAGCCTCCCTTACGTGTAGGCCAGGTCGGTATGGCTGGCCGTCTGCTCCATGAGGATGTCCCGGAGGGTATCGGCGAGAGTCTGTTTGTCCATTTCTGTGTCGCCGGTGTTCTGACCGGTTATGTTGATGACGGGCGTCTGAGCAGTGAGGTTGATGTTGTTTACATACTCCCGGGTGGCCATATCCACCAAGAGCTTGATGTCCTCTTCAGAGAGGGCCACGCTGTTACGGATGGCCTTAGTGTCTGCGCCAATGTCGGAGAGGGCGCTGTTGATGCCGGAGGCCGCCATCAGGGAAGAGTAGTCGAAACCGCTGCCGCCCATGCCGCTCATAAAGTCTGTTATATTGAAATTGTCTAGGGCGGAGCCCACACTGCGGCCCATCTCCGATCCACGGTCCCAGGCGTCGTCGTACTGGATTTTCTCCATGCGCTGAACTTTAATTTTATTCTCACCGAAGAGGAAATCCACCCGGCTTTGCATATTGGAACGCCAGTTGTTTACGGTTCCGGCCAAATTGCTTCCAAACACAGCGTCAATTGCGCTGGCGAGGTTTTGTATGATACTGAGTGTCCAGTCGGCCCAATCCGTGATCAGATGGGCGGTAGCGGCAATAGGATCGTTCAAAAAATTTGCGAAAAATTCCGCAAACATCGCCAAGTAATTCCAGGTATCCGCTACCATGTTGTTGCCAAAAGCATACAGTTCATACAGTACGCCGCCAACCACGCCGCAGATGTCCTCCCAGGTCGCTCCCATCTGGCGGGCCATGAAGATAACCAGAACAATAACGCCAACAATCAGCAGAAGCGGCCAGTTGGCGGCGGCCCAGGCAATTGCCGACTGGATCGCCGCCGCAGTCATCACCGCCGCAACAGCTATCGCGCCGCCAATCAGCAGCGTGGAGACGGTGTCCCAATTCTCCGCAATAAACGCCGCGCCGCTCTCCACCAGCTTTACCAGCCACAGCAGCAGCTCCCCGCCCATGCGGATGGCGGATAGGAAGCCGTTCAGCGCGTCCTTTCCAATGTCGCTGTTAAGAAAGGCATTCAGCTCCTCCAGGACGGGCCGCAGGGCATTGAGCCCTTCGTTCTTCACCAGGGTCATAGCCTGGGAGAAGGTCAGCGGGACAGCCTCAAAGGCGGCGTTGGTTTCCTCCGCCGCCGAGAAAACGGCGGCTTTGACTACGTTCGCCGTGATCTTTCCCTCGCTGGCCAGCTCCCGCATTTCCCCAATGGTCACGCCCATGTATTTTGCGATGGACTGGGTGATGGTGGGGGCCTGCTCCAAGACGGAGTTGAGTTCTTCGCCCCGCAGAATGCCGGAGGACATGGCCTGGGTGAGCTGAAGCATGGCCGCCTGAGCTCCCTGGGCGCTGGTACCCGCCAGGGCAAACTGCTTGTTGATCTGCTCCGCGAAGGCTACGACCTCAGCCGTACTGCCGAAGGCGTCCGGAGCCAGGGTACCCAGCTTTGCCGCCATGTCCGCCGTGTCCTGGTAGTCTCCCCGGGAACGCTGGGCGGCGTTGAAGATCATATCCTGCACTTCCGGCGTGGTCTGCCGTCCGTCGTTCATGCGGTCCAGGCGGGCCGTGGTCTGCGTCCAGGTGTCGGAGAGACTGATGAGCTTCTGGGCGCTGCGCAGGCTCAGGTATGCCGCGGCGAGGCCCATAATCTTACGGGTCAGGCTGTCCGCCGCCGAGGACCCGCTGCGCATGGAGCGGTTGAGGAGGTTCTGCCTGTTGGCGGCATCACCAGAGGCGCCGGCCATCTGCCGGGCGGCGTCTCCGATCTCTTCCACCGCCTCCGCCGCCCGGCTGCCCGTGCCCGCCATCTCTTCCAAGGCCGCGCTGCTCTGGACGGCAGCTTCAGTAAAGGCGTTCTGGCTGTTCGCCGCGGCCTGCATAGTACCGGATGCCGTCCGCCCCATATTCAGATACTTGGAAAATACCGCTGAAAACCGATCCGCCAGGACCAGCTCTTCCCGTATCACCGCCATGTACAGTCACCTCACTTTGCCTTCGGCCTGGAATGGATCTCCTTCAGCGCGAACTGCGTCATCAGGACTTTTTCCCGGTCCGTCAGGACGTCCACCTGACCGGGGGCCCACCCGTGGTTGACGAACATGTAGTACGCCAGCAGGGTGTCCGGGTCGCCCCCTTCCATCAGTTTTTTGCCTCGTCCTCCAGATCGTCATCAAAGTGCGACAGCGCCATGATGGCATCCATGAGCTGCTTGTATTCTCCGGCGTACAGCATTTTTCCAGGGACCTCGACGGGGTCCATCGTGCCGTATGCCTTACACATGGCCTCGCTGGAGAAGTCCGGCTCCAGTGTGGCCGCCACAATGATGCGGTTGGTGTATGCCTCGCTGTCCAGCTCCTTCTCACCGCGCTTGCCGCCCCTTACAAGGCGCATGGACTGGCGGCTGATCCGCGCATTCTCCTCCTGGGTCAAAGCGCGGATCCTGAAGGGGACGGGCCTGCCGTCCTCTCCACGGAAGCGGGTGGAGATCACGACCTCCCGCGTCTCATCACCCTGGACCGGGTGCAAAAATGCGTTTAAATTGCTCATCATCATATCCTTTCTCTGTCACCGGGCGGCCGGGCCCGGCGCCCGGCGCAGTATAGTCCCGCATTGGCCGTCCGCCTAGGACCCCAGCTGGGCGGGCTGGTCGTTGAAGCGGCTGAGGACCTCGAAGTCCTCGTAGGTAAAGGAAAAATCAAAGGTCAGCATATCGGCGTCCGCGTCCAGGACGGACAGCGGGACGGTGCCCGACAGCTTGCAGTTGTAGTAGGCAATGGTCTGCACTCCCACGGAGGATGCCTTGTCGTCGTTGGTGGTTTGCAGGCTGAAATAGGGCATTTCCCCGGTGTGGATGTACTGGGCCAGGATATCGGCGAAAATAGGCGTACCGTAGTAGCAGGTGCCGGCGCCGGTCTGCTTGACGCCGCCGGACTTGTTCTGGATCTTCTTGGTGCCGATGACCTTCATGTCTGTGCTCTGGATCTCCGCCTGGGTCTGGACCTTCTTCGCGCCGAACAGCTCTTTTACCTGTCCGTTCATGGTGATGAACGCCTTCCCGGCGGCGCCGTGGAGGGTGTCTCTTTCCAGCAGAAAACTCATATCGTGTCACCTCCTCAGCTGACCGTCACGGTCATGTAGATTTTCTCCACCGCGTCGGCGAGATACAGCGCCAGGTTGACGGCGATGCTGTCGATCGCATCACCCTGCAGCACCTCCACGTCCTCCCCCACGGGCCGCTGGCGTAGCGCCCCTTTGCTGTACATGGCCAGCAGATAGCTCAGGATCGCCGCCTGGAACAGGGCGCGGCCCTCATCGTTATTATTGACCTTGCCCAGGTAATTCCGGGAGAACTCGCGGTAGATGTCGTTGGCCAGGCTGTTGCAGCAGCGCATGGTCCTGTTTTTCTTGAACACCTCGCCGATTTCCGGCGTGAAGGCAGTCAGGGTGTTGATGTCCGTCTCCACCCGCACCTTGCCGAATTCCTCCGACAGGACGATATTCCCCGCCAGGATGTCCGCCTCGATCTGGCTGCCGGTCAGGCGGGGGGACACATCCACCGCGCCGGGATAGGCCGCGCAGGAGAGGGACTGGTAGTACTGGGCCCCCGCCTCCGCTCCGGCCAGCCACCAGACGGCCTCCTGGGGCGTCAGGGCGCTGCCGTCCTCCAGGACCACGC